ATTAACGTAGGGATGCAAAGATTTATGTTACCTGTAGATGAAATAGCAACAACAGCTACTACACGATCAGGAGCACCTAAAACAGCTATCCAAAGACAAGAAACTATTAATACAGCGTATCAAACAGCGTTAAATCAAATACGAAAAGCTGAAGATTTAATAAGAGATACTATTGGTATGAAAAACCCAGCAGGGCAACTAAAACAAGCCGATGCAATGAAAGCCGCAGCATTAAAAGAGATCGAACGAATAAGAAAAGCAGGGGGCGGTAAACTGCCTGATTTAATGCCTGATAAATTAACGACCGAACAAATACAACAGGCAATGCAAGAAGCGGGGTTAGGTAGCTTAATAAAAAAGTTAAGTAACGGAGGTCCAACAGGAGATCGAGTAGAAGTACTAGGAGTTGAAGCTTTAGAGTTTCCTGAAGAACTTATAGAGTATTTACCTCCTAATATCGATGAAGCTATGAAAATAGGTGATAAATATTATTCTCGTCCTGAAGACTACGATGCTTTAGTTAGTGAAGCTGAATTAGAACAATACTCTCAAAGCCAGAAACGTAATGATCCTGATGCAAAATTTGGTAATAACCCTGAATTTGATAAAAAAGCCAATATTAGTGGAACGGGGATAGAAGAAGCAGGTAGAAACATAGAATATAATCCTGACGGAAGTTTTGCTCAAGAACCCAATATTTACAGATATGAATACGATGAAACAGCAAGGTTACTAGAAAATGAAAATTATTTAATAGGTGAAGAACCTAAAGCTTTAGGTTATTATAATGAAAATATAGACACACTAGTTATGCCTGGAGAGTACGCTATTGATGCATATCCTGAAGGGTATAATAAAAAAGTAGAAGCACATGAGATGATGCATAGACCTTTGCCTGGCAACTTTTCTGATGGAATAAGTGCAGGAAACGAACATTTATATATAGCTGATAAAACAAATGATCCAGAACTTTTTGAAAGATATCGGTTAGAACATTACCCAAATATGCCTAAACCTCTTTTTGATATATATTATGAAAACGTAATAAAACGTCATTACGATAATAAATTTGAATGACATCTAACGCAGATAAGTTAGCAGCTTTACGGGAAATAGACGTTTCCCATTTAACTAAAGCAGAAGCTAAAGAATTTACGATTCTTTTAGAAGAACTAGAAAAACGTGAATTTCAAGAAAAAGCCACAAGCACCTTTATGGATTTTGTTAAATCTATTTGGACTGAATTTATTAACGGTGATCACCACGTTAAAATGGCAAAAGCTTTTGACGATATTGCTACAGGTAAACTTAAACGTTTAATTATTAATATGCCGCCTAGACATACAAAGTCTGAGTTTGCATCACATTTGTTCCCTGCGTACCTATTAGGTAAAAATCCTAAATTAAAAATTATAGAAGCAACCCATACCGCTGACCTTGCGGTTAACTTCGGACGTAAAGTTAGGGATTTAATTGACGGAGAAGAATACGCGGCTTTATTTCCTGAAACTGAACTAAAAGCAGATAGTCGTTCTGCAGGTAAATGGTTAACAAATAAAGGCGGTGAATATTACGCAGCAGGTATTGGTGGTGCATTAGCAGGAAGGGGTGCGGATTTGTTTATTATTGACGATCCACATTCGGAACAAGACGCTATGTCCGATAAAGCGATGGACGAAGCTTACGAATGGTTTATGGCGGGTCCACGACAAAGGTTACAACCTGGAGGTGCAATCGTTATTGTGATGACCCGTTGGAATAAAAAAGATCTTACAGGGCGGTTAGTTAAGAAAATGGCACAAGATCCTGGAGCAGACCAATGGGAAGTTATTGAGTTTCCTGCAATATTACCAAGCGGTAAACCTTTATGGAATAATTTTTGGAAATTAGAAGAACTCGAAAGTATAAAAGCATCAGTTAGTCCAGGAAAATGGGCGGCTCAATATATGCAACGACCTACAGGTGAAGGTATTTCAATTATACCGAAAGATTGGTTTATGATTTGGGACGCAGAAAAACCACCTAAATGCGATTATCTAATACAAAGTTTTGATACCGCGTTTTTAAAATCAGAAAGAGCTGACTATACTGCTATAACAACGTGGGGTGTATTTTATCCTGAAGGTAAAATAGGTGAAGAACACTATCACGGGGATGAAGCTCATTTAATTTTGATTGATTGTATAAAAGAACGTTACGATTTTCCTGAATTAAAAGCCGAAGCTTTACGTTTGTATGAATATTGGCAACCTGATACAATTATTATTGAAGCAAAAGCTAGTGGTTTGCCATTAGTACAAGAATTACGTAGAATCGGTATTCCTGTAAATACTTTTTCTCCTGGAAAAGGGCAAGATAAAATAGCTAGACTAAATTCTGTGTCTCCTATTTTTCAAGATGGACGTGTTTGGATTCCAGATAACCGTTGGGGCGAAGAACTTATGGATGAAGTTTCTGATTTCCCGAACGGTGAGAACGATGACTTAGTAGACGCAACGACTTTAGCGTTAGCTAGGTTCAGGGAAGGCGGGTTTTTGACACTTTCGAGTGATTATTTTGAAGAGGAAGAACCCTATCAAGGCGAAAGGGTTTATTATTGAGGAAAATCATACTATGATGTATTACCATGGCTATTGAAAAACAACCAATTCCTATGCGTTCTCGTTCTGAAGACCCAATCGAACTAGAATTAGTACAGCAACCCGACGAAGAAACTGAGCTTTTCGTTCAGCCTGACGGTTCTATTGTGCGTGGCAGCGACATGGAAGAAGAAACACCGTCTAAGTTTGGCGAAAACTTAGCAGAAGTTTTAGACGACCGTGAATTAAACACTATTGCCGCAGAATTAGTTTCATCTTACGAAGAAGATTTAGATTCTAGAGACGATTGGTTTCAAACATACAGCGAAGGTTTAGAATTATTAGGAATTAGTTCTGATTCTAGGTCACAACCTTTCGTTGGAGCTTCAGGAGTACATCATCCGATCCTTGCTGAAGCAGTAACACAGTTCCAAGCACAAGCTTATAAAGAAATGTTACCCGCAGGTGGACCTGTAGATACAGAAGTTTTAGGAATTACCGATAATGCTAAGATGGAAAAGGCAAATCGTGTAAAAAACTTCATGAATTACCAAATTACGTACAAAATGGAAGAATATGACCCAGAAATGGATCAATTACTCTTTTATTTACCGCTTTCTGGCTCCGCTTTCAAAAAAGTTTACTACGATCCTGCTTTAGGACGTGCAGTTGCACGTTTTGTTAAGTCAGAACACCTTGTTGTTCCGTATTACGCAGTAGATTTACTTACCGCACCAAGAATTACCCACGTAATTCATATGAACGAGAACGAATTACGTAAATTACAAATTTCTGGGTTCTATAAAGACACCGATATGATGTCTCCGACCAGTAATTCTGATTTAACCGAAGTAGATGATAAAATTGACGAACTTCAAGGGTTAACTAGAACAATAAGCGACGAAGAATTTACGTTATTAGAAATGCACGTTAATTTAGACCTCGAAGGCTTCGAAGATGTAGACGCTAACGGTGAAGAAACAGGATTAGCGTTACCTTATATCGTTACAATCTGTAAAGATAATAATAAAGTATTAGCGATTAGACCTAACTATGATCAAAACGATCCGATGCGTAAAAAAGTTGAATATTTTACTCATTATAAGTTTCTTCCAGGATTAGGTTTTTATGGTTTTGGTTTAATTCATATGATGGGTGGATTAACTAAATCAGTTACTTCTATTTTACGTCAGTTGATTGATGCAGGTACGCTTTCTAATTTACCCGCAGGATTTAAATCAAGAGGACTAAATATTCAGCGTCATGATGATCCGTTACAACCTGGAGAGTGGCGTGATGTCGATGCTCCTGGAGGTCGATTACAAGACGCGTTTTTACCACTGCCTTATAAAGAACCAAGCGGTACATTAGCTACCTTACTAGGGGCTTTAGTTGATTCAGGTAAAAGATTTGCAGCAACTGTAGAAGATCCAACAGGCGACGGTAATTCCGAAGCTCCTGTAGGCACAACTGTAGCATTAATGGAAAAAGGACAACGAGTAATGTCCGCAATCCATAAAAGATTACATTATGCACAAAGATGCGAGTTTAAAATACTAAAAAGAGTGTTTGGTGAGTTTTTACCGCCTGAATACCCTTATCAAGTACAAGGTGCTTCCGAAAACGTATTTAAACAGGATTTTGATGGTTCTGTAGACGTTATACCCGTTTCTGACCCTAATATCTTTAGTATGACACAAAGAATTACATTAGCTCAGACACAATTACAAATGGCACAAGCCGCACCAGAATTACACGACTTACGTGAGTCGTATAAGAAAATGTATATCGCATTAAACATAAAAGATATTGATGCACTACTTCCACCTGAACAAGAAGTACCCGCACGTGATCCTATTAGCGAACAACAAGCAGTTTTAACAGGAACACCTATTAGAGCTTACGAGTTTCAAAACCACGAAGCCTATATAGCAGCACATAGTGCATTTATGCAAAATCCGATGGTACAACAAAACCCAGTAGCTTCACAAGCAATAGGTGCGAATATACAAGAACACCAAGCGATGTTATATAAATTACAAATAGAACAAGCGATGGGTCAACAATTACCAGAAATACAAACAGGACAAATGCCGCCTGAAATGATGAATGAGATTGCATTAATGGCACAAGCGGCAACACAACAAGTTACAGGTCAAGCACAAGCGATGGCAGCAGCAATGCAAACACCAGACCCACAAAGACAGATGTTCGAACAACAACTACAACTTGAAAGAGAACAGTTGATGCAAAAAGAAGGCGACGATCAAAGAGATGCACAACTAGCGGCTATGAAAGCTGAACTAGATGCACAAATTAAACGTGAGAAGATCGAAGCTGATTTACGTGTACAAGATACTAAAGCCGCAATAGAATTGCAAGAACTAGAGCAAAGAGCTAAAGTTGATGCAGAAAAGAATTATACGGAATTAGTTAAAACAGTTCGAGAAACTCGAAAACAAAACGGAGAAAAATAATGAGAGATTATTACGATAACGATAAATATCCTTCACCATCACCTAAGAAAACAAAGGCGTCTCCTAGTTTTCCTAGCGTAGAGGATACAACAAAAACACAATCTGTTCAAGCAGGTGAATGCTTAGATAAACCTGAAGAAGCTAAAGTAAAAGCAGCTTATGGACAGACAAAAGGACTTCTTTGGTATCGTTCTATTAAATAATTAATGGACTATATCTTAGCAACGGAGCATTTGCTTCGTAAATTTCGTGAGAGAAAAGAAGCTCTCATGCAAACATTGGCTTCTGGAAGTATTGAGAATTTTGAGCAATACCAAAGGATAGTCGGTGAAATAGCAGGTTTGAGTTTCTGTGAACAGGAAATTCAAACTTTACATTCTAATATGGAGGATGCAAATGACTAATGAAGTCGAAAACACAACTGTTCCAGATAGGGTAGATAATTTCGGTAGTAATGGTGCGGCTAAAGCAGAATTAGCTTCAGAGCCAACAATTACTCCTGATAATGTAGACTCTCATGCAAGTTCGTTACCCCGTCCAACTGGGTATCGAATTTTAATATTACCTTTTAGCCCCAAAGCGGTAACTAAAGGTGGAATACATATAGCAAAACAAACGGTCGATAAGGAAAGGTTAGCGACTGTTGTAGGGTACGTAGTTTCTCTAGGACCTGATGCTTACAGTGATCCACATAAGTTTCCAGAAGGAGCTTGGTGTAAAGAAGGTGATTGGGTTATCTTCGGTCGATATGCGGGAGCTCGTTTTCAAATAGAAGGTGGCGATATGCGTCTTTTAAATGATGACGAAATTTTAGCTTGTATCGATGACCCAGAAGCAATTTTATCATAACAAACTTGAGGAGGACTCATGCAAAATAACGAAGCCGAAAAAATAGAATTAGAATTACCCGAAGGGGAAGTCGATATACACGCAGCAGACGTAGACGATTCGATTAAAGACGAAGTCGTCGAAGAAGCTCCTGTAGAAGAAGTAAAAGATGAATTAGATACTATTTCTGATTCAGTGCAAAAACGTATCGATAAGTTAACTTATAAGATGCGAGAAGCCGAAAGACAGCGGGATGAAGCTGTTAATTACGCTCAAAGTGTTAATCAAACAGCAACTAGTTTAAAAGAGAAATTAAAAAACTCTGACACTTCCCTTTTCAAAGAGTACGATAACAGGGTACAATCTGAAATTGAAGGAGCAAAGAGACTTTTAAAAGATGCACAAGAAGCAGGGGATAGTGAAGCAGTGGTTGAAGCAACTACGATTCTTTCTCGTGCTACCGCTGAAGCAGAAAATCTTAAAAGACTACAAGCTCAACAACAAGTTAGGGAAAAGGCAAAACCAGAAGAAGTTCCAGTTACGCCTTATCAACCGACTTTACAGCCAGAACAAGCTCCAGGACCAGATCCTAAAGCTGAAGCATGGGCTGAAAAGAATGAATGGTTTGGAGATGACCAAGCAATGACATTTGCAGCATTTGGAATACATAAAGAATTAGTAGAAGAAGGCGTTGATCCGACTTCTGATAAGTACTATGCCGAAGTTGATAAACGTATGGCTGAAAATTTCCCACACAAGTTTTCTAACGAGCAACCTGCCCCCGTGCAACAGGTCGCTGCTTCTAGCCGAGGGGCTAGTGGTAAAAAATCATCACGCAAAATTAAGTTGACACCTAGTCAAGTAGCAATAGCTAAAAGACTAAATGTGCCACTAGAAGAATATGCTAGACATATTGAAGGAGTATAAAATGACCGAAGAAAATAAAACAGAAGTCAATACTGATCGTAACTCACGATCTGCAGAGACACGAGCCTCTCAAACTCGCAGAAAGCCTTGGGCTCCCCCGTCTATGTTAGACGCACCCGAAGCTCCTCCTGGATATCAATTTAGGTGGATTCGTGAAGCTACTCGAGGAATCGATGATAAATCTAATATGTCTAAACGTATTAGAGAGGGATATGAACCTGTGAGAGCAGAAGACTATCCTGATTTCGAAGCTCCTACTATTGAAAACGGTAGCAACACTGGAGTAATTGGAGTCGGAGGATTAATACTTGCTAAAGTTCCAGTCGAAACCGCAGCAGAGCGTAATGCTTATTTTAAAGATCAAGCAGATACCGCGATGCAAGGTGTAGATCAAAACTTTATGCGAGAAAGTGATGCTAGAATGCCTATTAAAGATAGTGATATCCAAAGGACTTCTAAAGTCGCCTTCGGTAGTAAACCTACCGATGCAAAGTAATTAATAATAACAATGTATATAGACAAAGGAGAAAACAATGGCTAATACAAATAAACCAGATGGTTTTACTCCCGCATATCATATGTACGGAGGTGTTATTCGCCCTGCTAAAATGAGAATCGCAAGTGCAACTAACGCATCAATCTTTTCAGGTGATGTTGTTAATTTATCTAGTGGTTATGTCATCCAAGGCACAGCGACAGGCACACCCGTAGGTGTATTTTACGGAGTATACTATACAGCTACTGACGGCACCCCGACTTTCTCGAAAGTTTGGACTGCTGACACAGCTACCCAAGGCGGAGCAGATGCAGAAGCTCTCGTTTATAACGATCCTGGGATCGTTTACGAGGCTCAATTTACAGCTGGAACACCAGCAGTAAGTTTTATCGGCTCTAAATATACTCTTTCTACGACTGCAGGTTCAACATTGAACGGTAGATCAAAGGAAGGGGCAACCGCAACAACCTCAAGTGGTGTAGCGTTATGTGTAGGATTCGCCTCGCAACCAAGCAACGAAATCGGTGCTTATGCGAGAGGGTTATTCACATTCCCTACTAACACTTTTGCTGTTTAATTCTAAGGAGATAAATAATGGCGATTAACAGAGCACAACTAGTCAAAGAACTAGTTCCTGGACTCCATGCTCTCTTTGGATTAGAGTATGAGAGATATAATAACGAACACGAAGACATCTTCGATACTGAGAACTCCGAAAGGGCTTTTGAGGAAGAAGTAATGTTAAGTGGATTTGGTGAAGCACCGACTAAAGGAGAAGGAGCCGCAGTCATTTATGACACAGCTCAAGAATCCTGGACATCTCGTTTCACGCATGAAACTATCGCACTAGCGTTTGCGTTAACAGAAGAAGCAATCGAAGATAACCTCTACGACACACTTTCTTCACGTTACACAAGAGCACTAGCACGTTCGATGCAACAAACTAAGCAAGTTAAAGCAGCTAATGTTTTAAACAATGCTTTTAGTTCATCTTACGTTGGCGGTGATGGAAAAGAGCTTTGTGCTACAGACCATCCAACTGTTGCGAACGTTGATTTAAGTAATGAGCTGTCTACAGCTGCTGACCTTAATGAAACTTCTCTAGAGCAATCATTGATTGATATCGCTGGATTTAAGGATGAAAGAAACCTTAAAGTGAATGCACAAGCAAGGAAATTAATTATTCCACCTGCTTTGCAATTCGTAGCGGATAGATTGATGGAAACTCCAGGAAGAGTTGGTACTTCAGATAACGATATTAATGCAATTAGAAATATGGGAATGGTCTCAGAAGGCTACGTTGTAAATCATTATCTAACAGATACTGACGCTTTCTTCATCAAAACTGATGTTCCTAACGGGTTAAAACACTTCGTTAGAACTCCTGTATCTACTAGTATGGAAGGCGACTTCGAAACTGGTAACGTAAGATACAAGGCGAGAGAACGTTACAGCTTTGGTTGGAGTGACTGGAGAGGTATCTTCGGTTCACCAGGAGCCTAATTCATTAACGTGAATTCATTAAAGGGGAACTTCGGTTCCCCTTTTCTTTTTGTAGGCATTCATATACAATCAAAAGACTAGGATATATTAACTTGTTCTACAGACTGACCTAGCAGACAAGCCAAGACAGTAGAACTTATTTCCTTGGAGGAAATTATGGCAAACTCAACTTTTAATGGACCAGTTAGGTCTGAAGGTGGTTTTGAACAAATCACTGTTACTGCTAAGACAGGTGCAGTAACCACAAACCTTGATGTTGATTCAAGTGGTAATCTTTCAACTACAGGTACAATTAACAATCTTTTTCCTGTCACAAGCATTACTGATGCGACATATACGCCAACCACAGCACAATCAGGAACAATCTTTTCATTGAATCGTGCCGCAGGTATTACTGTTACTTTACCTGCCGCTAGTGCAGGGCTTTTCTATGAGTTTCATGTAGGAACTACTTTTACAGGAACATTCATTTTACAAGGTGCTTCTAGCTCTGATACTTTTCAAGGAATGATTTTACAACAAGATAAAGATGAACTTGGAAGTGTTGTTGCACTAAACGAAAACATTGACACAACTGGTTGGAATATACCTGCTGCGGCTGATTATAGATTGACTATGGATGCTGACACTGATGGTAGATTTATTGGTGGTCATATTAGATGTGTGGCTATTACAGATGCTATTTGGCTTCTAAATGGTCATGTCTTTGGAGATGGCACAGTTTCACATTCTTTTAGTTAAGGAGTAATTATGGCTGATGTAGTAACATCACAAACCATTCAGGATGGGCAACGCAAGGCTGTTATGAAATTCACCAATGCCAGTGATGGCACTGGTGAGTCTGCAGTAAAAAAAGTTGATGTATCAGCTTTAAACGCTAATAGCTTGGGCGAAGCTTGTACTAGAGTTTCAGTTGCTCGAATTTATTGGGCTACAAGAGGAATGGGAGTTAACCTTGAGTTTGATGCTTCAACTAATGTTTTGTTAACAGGGTTACCTGCTGACTCTACAGGAGATGAGTATTATGACTTATTTGGTGCCATTCCTAATAACGCTGGTAGTGGTATTACTGGAGATATTGATCTAACAACCGTTGGACATTCTAGTGGTGACACTTATTCAATAATATTGGTTTTGAATAAAACCTATTAATGAATGGCTCGCAAAGCGGCAAAGCCAATTCGCAGAACTACCAAGGGTAAGAAAGCTAACTATAGGCCTACAAAAAAAGGCGCAGGGATGACTGCGAAAGGTGTAAGAGCCTATCGTAAAGCTAACCCTGGATCTAAATTAAAAACAGCTGTAACAGGCAAAGTTAAAAAAGGCAGTAAAGCTGCTAAAAGACGCAAATCATATTGCGCTAGATCGCTTGGACAACTTAAACGTAGTTCAGCCAAAACAAGAAATGATCCTAATTCAAGAATACGTCAAGCAAGACGAAGGTGGAAATGTTAAATGGCTAGTGGAAAAAAAGATGCTTGTTATCATAAAGTAAAGCGTAGTGCGAAAGTTTGGCCTAGCGCATATGCTAGTGGCAGATTAGTCCAATGCAGAAAAGTTGGCGCAGCCAATTACGGCAATAGCAAGAAAAGAACAAAAAAATCAGCTGGTGGCGAAGTAACATTTGTTAAAGCAAGAGGTTTTAAAAATATACTTCCAGGCAAAAGA